ATTGGCCGCAAGTGTGGAAACACGAACAATTAAAGGCTTAGTAGTACCTTTTGCTAAAGTTGGAAACACCTCTGCTGGCCCGGTACGTTTTGAGTTTGGCGCATTTGGCGACATTGATGCCAGCCAGATTGTCTTAAACATGGAACATGACCGCACACGCCCATTAGGTCGCGGTATTGCTGGCAGTGAGGAAGTTACACCTGCAGGTATTTCAATGGCTTTCAAAATTGCGCCAACTGGTGCAGGAAATGATGCACTTGTTGAAGCATCCGAGGGATTGCGCCCGGCATTTAGCATCGAAGCCAATGTGGGTGAATACGTCATTGAGAAAGGCGTAATGGTTGTATCATCCGCCAAACTTGAAGCCGTAGCCCATGTAACAAACCCAGCATTTAAGGATGCACAGATTTCACAGGTCGCAGCTTGCGATCCTGATGACCAAGCCACCGAAGCAGAAACCCCTGCCGAGGATGAACCACAGGAGACAACAGTGGACGAAGTAACAACACCAGTTGCAGATGAAGTAACAGCAGCCGCTGTTGTTCACGCTGCAGCACCAGTGGCTTACACCAAGCCTCGCTCACCAATCAAGACCCAAGCACATTTCCTAGAGCACTCAATCAAGGCTCAAAGAGGAAACCATGAAAGTGCAGAATGGATTGCACACGCAAAGGCAGAGGATGCAAAGCATCTAACAGCTGCTGATGACAGTTTCACAACCAACCCGGCATTCAAGCCAATCCAGTATGTTTCACAGGTTGTAGACAACCAGATCGGCGCACGTGGCGCGATTGATGCAATTGGTACACGCGCATTACCTAACGCAGGTATGACTGTATCCATTCCAAAGATCACCACATCAGGATCAGTTGCAGAAACAGCCGAAGGTGCTGGACCATCCGAAACAGGTATTGTCAGCTCTTACGTTGATGCAACTGTCAAGGCCTACAAGGGATTACAGCGTTACTCGGTAGAACTATTTGACCGCGCTGACCCAAGCTTCTACGCAGCCATGTTGGATAACATGCGCCGGGTATACGCACAGGCAACCGAAAAAGCAGTAATTGACGAGCTAACATCGGGTGGAACAGCGGCAACTGCAACCGCCGCAGATGTAGATGGCATTGTTTCGTTTGTTAAGACCGAAACTCCAGCTGCTTACCTTGCAACTGGCGAATTGGCTACACGTTACATCGCTGGCACATCCCAATGGGGTCTGCTAATTGGCGCACAGGATTCATCCAAGCGACCAATTTTCAGCGCATCACAGCCAATGAACGCAGCTGGCGAAGTTGGTACACAGTCACTACGCGGAAACGTAATGGGCCTAGACCTTTATGTATCCAACAAGGCTGTTTCAACATCCATTGATGAATCAGCATTTATTGTTGTTCCATCATCTGTTGCAATCTACGAAAGCCCAGTATTGCAGCTTTCGACAAACGTAGTTACAACTGGCGAAATTGAAACAATGCTTTATGGCTACCTAGCCGTCAAGGTTGTTACATCCGGTGGTGTACGTCGCTTTAACCTGACCTAAGTCAGAGTTAGTTAGAAGTGTGGGGGGTGCGGCCCTGTGCCCCCCACACACTTACAAGATAAGGATTTGAGATGGCACTAATAACTATTAGCGAGCTAAAAGCCGTACTTGGTATTGGTGACATCTACTCTGATGCAGTCCTGCAAGATGTAGTTGATTCAGCTGAAAATGTTTTACTTTCCTATTTAGTTTTTGATGATGTAACAATAAATGCAGTAGCACTGACTAACAATGTTGCTCGTTTTTATTGTTATGACAACACATTCGTGGTCGGTCAAGGTGTAACTGTTAGTAGATGCGGATCACCATTTAACGGGTCACGCACTATTAGCAAAGTTGGCGTGGATGAATACGGAGTTTCATTTTTTGAAGCTGCTATCACTAATGCTGACATAAGCAAGCGTCCAGTCATTCCAACTGGTCGTGCCTTACTAACTGTTCAGGCCAATTTGTATGACACAGGCCATCCAGAGGTGCATGAAGCATGTCTTGCGATTGCATGCGACATTTGGATCACACGCACTGGCACACTTGGCCAACAAGGTGTTGATTTCCAAAGTCCAGCACCATACCGATTGGGTCGCTCAATGTTGACCCGGGTATCTGGCTTACTAGGTAAGCATTTAGACACAAGAGGCTTCCTTGGCTAATTTAGCAACATACCGATCCAACCTTGCCGCAACTCTTGCAGCTGCCGGGCGGGTAGTTTACTCATACCCAAAAGAAAACATCACGCCATCAGCCATTGTGCTAGTACCCGGATCGCCTTACATTACAGTCGGGGCAATCGGTGGCGCACGTTGCCATGTGCGCTTTGACATAACCTGCATCGTTAATGCAGCTGACAACCAAGCAGCCTTGGCGAACTTAGAAACTTTAATCTTTTCTGTAACCGATCTACTAGCCAATAACATTTCGTTTTTGGGTGGATGGTCACAACCCACAGTCCAGCAGATCGGAAATGCCGACATGCTTATCAGCCAACTCAACATAGAGATGGTCACAACCAACTAGAAAGGCAAGTCATGCCAGCAACATACATAACTGGTCGGAATCTGACTTTGAGCATCAACTCTGTGTCATACGCTGACCAAGCATCTACCGTCACACTTGAAATGGAAAACAACCAGCAGGTGTTGGAAGTCCTATCAGGTCGCGCATACAAGACCGTAGACAAAACAGCCACACTAAACGTGGAACTTTACCTAGATGACACCGCATCCGCAGGTATTATTTCAGCACTATGGGATGCAGCCAACTCTGCACCAGATACATCACTGGCTTTCAGTTTCGATGTAAATGGTGACACATTTACTGGCAACGTATTCCCTGTATTCCCAACCGTTGGTGGCGCGGCTACTGACGTACTAACCACATCCCTCAGCTTTGTTGTTGAGGATGGAACAGTAACCCGATCATAATCGAGAGAACAGGGCAACCATTATGCAATACAACGTAACTACAAAACAGGGCAATAACTACATAGTGAGTGATGAAAACGCTTGGTTGTGGATCGAGATTGAAAGAGAACTCGGTTACACAGTTAGCCAAGCGGCAGAAAAGATGAGCCAAGGTTCGTTGGATGTTATAACTTGCATGCTTTACAAGGCCGCTAAGGCTCAAGGGCATACAAAGTTACCAAGCCAGCAAGCATGGGTCACCAATGAGTTTGAAACCTTTGAGGTGGTCGAGGAAAGCCCAAAAGAGAACTCGCTGACGGACTCGTCAGAATAGCAGTTGTCACCGGGATTCCATTATCTGATCTGTATCAATGGTCACTCGCAGACATCAATACAGCGATAACGCTAATACAAGAGAGGAATAGTCATGGCTGACAAAGTAACCGTCAAAATGACTCCTGATTCTCGGGATTTGCGTTCGCTTTACAAAGCATTTAGGGAAATGGACGAGGGTGCAAAACGTGCCCTCAAAGATGACGTAACCTCCATCAGTGCTTGGTCAGCTGGGGAAATGCAATCGAGTTACAACTTAAACCCATTACCAGCTCAAGCCCAAAAGGTCGCAGCTACAATTCGAGCCAATAAAGACCGCATACCTAATGTAACTATTGGTGGCAGTAAAGGCAGATTTAGTGGTGGGGCAGTATCCGGGCAAGTTTTGTTTGGTTCAGAGTTTGGTGGGCCAGCACCATTTGAAAATGGTGGTCGGCGTTTTCCTGATCGCTCACCTGCACAAGGTAGAGGCAATGCTGGTTACGGTATCTTTGCGACACTAAAACGTATCCAGCCAGAATTAACTAGACGTTGGAAAGATGCAGTTAATCGCCGAGTCATAGAAAAGTGGGACGATAACAATGGCTGATGTAAGAACTCTTAAACTCAATCTACTTGCAGATGTTGACCAATTTGGTCGAAGCCTAAACAAAGCGGATAACGATACAAAGGGATTTGCTAAAAACGTTGGCAAATACGGCAAAATGGCCGCAGCTGCCTTTGTCGTTGCTGGCGCAGCTGCCGCGGCATATGCAATCAAGATTGGTGTAGATGGAGTAAAGGCAGCTGTAGAGGATGAAAAGTCACAGTTACTCTTGGCAAAAGCCCTACAAAACACAACAAATGCAACCGATGCTCAAGTTAAGAGCATGGAAAGTTTTGTGAGTACCCAGCAATTAGCCTTTGGTGTAGCAGACACTAAGTTGCGCCCGGCGATAGCCAATCTAGCAAGAGCAACTGGCGATCTTGGCAAGGCTCAAGAACTTACTAATCTTGCATTAGACATTTCTGCAGCCACAGGAAAAGACCTTGAAACAGTATCGCTCACACTTGGCAAGGCTTATAACGGCAACTTTGGTGCGCTTACTAAATTAGGTATTCCATTAGATGAAAACATTAAGAAGTCAAAGGACTTTAATTTAGTCCAAACGGAATTGACGACACTATTTGGTGGGACTGCAAAGAAAAACACAGAAACTTATGCAGGCCAATTAGCCATAGTCACCGAGCGATTTGGTGAAATGAAAGAATCCATTGGTGTGGCTTTATTACCAGTGATGAAAACATTACTTGAGCAGGTAAACATGGCCGCTAAAGCATTTAGTGGCGAGGATGCGCAAGGATTAAGCAGTCGAGCTAGGGAACTAGCAGGAACTTATGACGGCCAAGGCGGTGGTGCTTACAATTTAGGTTTGGCATTAAAAAATGTAGCCAATTCATTTAGCAATGTTTTCAAAGCCCTTAATGGTTCAGATGCTGATGGTGCTACAGACAACGCTCAATCATTTGCAAACGCCTTAAACAATGTTGCAGGGGCAATTAACGCAGTGGCAAATGCTTACAGTAAAGCCAAAAAAATCGGCGGCGCAATTTTAGATTTTATTGAAATTGGTGATGGCGGATTGAAGTTTGCTGATACAAGTTTAGGTAAGGCACTTGGCTATACCAGACGAGCAGCTGGTGGCCCGGTAACTGCTGGTCAGGCTTATCGTGTAGGTGAGTTTGGACCTGAAACATTCGTTCCGTCAGGTTCTGGATCTATTCGTAAAGACATGGGTGGATCAGGCGTAACCATAATCATGAACGGTGTCATTGACGGTGAATCTGCCCGCCGAAGCATAGAACGCTTATTGCAGGACTCCTCAAGGCGCACAGGGGCTATTAACCTTGTCGGGGCTACATTGTGACCAGTTATGATCCTTATCCGACTGTGACCTTTGGAGGGGCTACAACATACGCGGATCAGACTATTTCATCAATCTCAATCCGATCTGGCCGCAATGACGTAACTACCCAGCCGCAGCCCGGATTTGCCTCAATTAGCCTTTGGACGGATGCCAGCGATCCTTTAGCCGTTTCTTTAAGTCAGTCTGTATCAATTTCAATAGACAAAGGGACATCAGGCACACAAGAAATCTTTGCAGGAATTATTTCAGACATAGATATAAGCCTGCAAGCCTATGGATCAGATGGCTCAATAGCCGTTTACACCATTACAGCCGTTGGGCCATTATCACAATTAAATCGTCACTTAGTAGGCGGGTCTAACTATGCCAAAGAATATGACGGCACAAGAATCTTGAACATTCTTAGTGAAGCATTTTTGCAATCATGGTCAGATTTAAGTCTTACATTAACTTGGGATCAGTTGCCTAATGAAACAACTTGGGCTAGTTATGATGCAACTAATGTGGCCTTGGTTGATAACCTAACTGCCAATGTTGATGTGCCGGGAGTCTATGAATTAGCGGCATACAATTCTGGTGAAGCTGATGCCTATGTTCTTGCAACACAAGCTGCTAACTCGGGTCGTGGCGTACTTTGGGAGGGTGGCGATGGTGATCTGCATTATGACGATTATGCAAGTCGATCCAGCGCAACCCCACTAACTCTTACAGCTGACGACATTCTCGCCCAAGGCTTGCGGACGGCGGCACAATGGGGCGAAATCGTAAACGATGTTAATGTGACATACCGGGCTGGTACAGAAAACGCTAGAGATGAAAACTCCATCATTCAGTATGGTCAACTGTCTGGAACTCGCACAACTCAATTACATAACAGCGCAGATGCTTTGGCTCAAGCGCAAGATTTTTTGGAATCTCGGGCATACCCAAGAATGTACCCGGAAACAATAACAATACCTCTACACAGTCCAACTGTTAGTGATGCCACTAGAGATGCCTTAGCAGCTGTTTACAACGGCCTAAGAGTAAATACCAGCGCACTGCCAGCAGTCTTTGGCACGACCTTTGATGGCTTTGTAGAGGGCTATACATGGAACTTGACCCGGTACACAGCTGAACTTGCATTAACTTGTTCGGCATACTCTGAAACTTATTTGAGTATTATTTGGGATCAAATCCAACCAACCGTCACATGGGCGGGGTATACTCCAATTACACAGGAATGGGATGATTTGTAATGGCAACAACCACTAACTACTCGTGGAGTACGCCCGATAATACGGCGTATGTTAAAGACGGCGCATCGGCCATCAGAACTCTTGGCAGCTCGGTTGATACCACCTTGTTTACAGCATTAGGTGGCGCATATCCGGGCCTACGTTTAATTAAAAAACAAACTATTGGCACAGGCGTTTCAAGTGTTTCAGTAACTTCCGCTTTTAGTGCAACATACGAGAACTACAAAATACTTGTAACTGGTGGCAGTGCTTCATCAACTCCTGATCTTAATTTTTCCTTAGATGGTATTACTACTGGTTACTATTCAAGCCTTAGATATTCTGCTTACAATTCAACCACTCCACAAGCAATATCATCTGCAAATGCCGCATCTTTTGCTTATACAGGCAGCGGATCATCAGGAAATCTTTATGCTGATATAGAAATTAAAAATCCCTTTGCGGCTAAAACTAAAGTTGTGACAGGTGTTCTAAATAATATGGTTGCTGGCGGCGCGGCTGGTGAAATGACTGGATTCAACGCAAGCACAACATCCGCAACTGCATTTACAATTACACCATCTGCTGGAACACTAACCGGCGGAACAATTTACGTTTACGGATATGGGGCAAGTTAATGACAAAACCATTTATACAAATAGATGATGAAGTCCGAGAAATGACGGATGATGAATTAGCAGCTTACGAGGAACAACAAGCCAACGCACTTGCGCCGCTTGGTGAATAGTCATGCCTTTACCAATTAAGAATGGCAAGATCAGCACACCTTTTGGCAAGGTTGGCACTAAGTGGTCAACAGGCGCACACACAGGCGTGGACTTTGCAGTACCTATTGGAACACCAGTGCTGGCCGTAGCTGATGGCACAATCGTTAATGCTAACTGGGGCAAGGCTTACGGCAACCAAGTGATCCAAAAGGTTGCTGGCGGGTATGTCATTTATGCACACTTAAACAAAGTCAGAATCAAGCCCGGCATGGTTGTAAAGAAAGGCCAAATTGTTGGCGAATCCGGGAACTCTGGCAATTCAACTGGCCCACATCTACACCTAGAGCTACGCGACAAAATCCAATGGTCAGCAGGCAAGGCTAAAGACCCAAAGGATCTACTAAAGGCATGAGATTACTTATTATTAGAGCCTTGTCTTTAGCCCTATACACAGGCCTAAGCGCATTAGGACTATCAACAGTGCTTGGCGTAGAGCCATTAAAAGCAGCTGCACTGGCGGCTGTCGTGCCTTTGGTATTTGTATTAAGGGCTACTGCTAAAGGCCTTATTGACGATGGCAAACTAGATCAATCTGAAATAGATGAAGCCATAAATGCCGGGACAAAGCCCGAGTGACATGTCTGGAATTATTAACGCTGGCGCGGTTGCTGGGGCACTAATAGCCATACTTACGCTTATGGGCATGATTGTCCGTTATGCGGTTGTTATACCAATTAAGGCTTACATCGACAAAATGACCTATGCCATTCAACCCCATGCGAATGGCGGAAAATCCTTGCCAGACTTGATAAATAAGGTCGATGCACTACATCTAGTGGTCAGAGAACATTTGAACACAAGTCATGACACGCCTATTTTC